GGAGAAGCAAAGGTTGTCATTAATGGTAATCCTGTGAAGAACCCTACCTGAAAATCTTCTCCTGTGCACACGTATATCTCATGATGCCCAGTGGAGTTCTGATCGTATGAATACGCATCAATATTGACTATCCTCTCACCTGCCTGGAGCTCGAAACCCAAATCTCTTTGTGGATAAAACCTATTCAACGAATAAAAGGGGAATTCTGCTTCTGTATTTGGCTGATGCTGTGTATTTTGCATCTCTTGACCCAAATTGGCTCTTTCGGGGGCATTTAAAACAGACATTGCCCTAGCCAAGTCATTTATCGTGGTTGTGGTCCCGAAAATATATGAGATCGCTTTGCCACTCGCAGCAAAACCTAAGGTTTTAAAAGTGCTGCTATATATTGACACTTGAGTTCTGGGTGCCTGAGTGATGCACTTATATCTTATAGAGCCTCTCCATCCTGCATAAGCATATGAAACCAACGATAATCCTGTATTGTTTACTTGATTATAATTCGTAAACGTAGGGATAGTGCCTCGTGGTTTGGGTCGTATTGGGAAAACATAGTTTGACAATGTATTAGCCACTGTGTTTTTAGGTAAAATATATAACAACGCTGGCCTTTTCCACAATGATCGGAAAGATGTAATACTCTCCCCCGAATATACTCTCATCTGATTTTCATCTCGCTGGTCTCCTCCTGCAGTAAACTCCACTGCCGTATCATTTGGCATTTGACAATCCTCCGCACAATCATTCATACCCGCTTGTGTCGTTAAATTCCTGAAAACTGCATTCCCATAAGCACGTTCCGGACACATAACCTTGAAATCATCTTTAAAACTACCATAAACATTGATCTCTATTGGTTGCGTCGTGGAACTTGGCACTGTCAGTTCATTCAATACATAGATAGCTACTTGTCCATTAGCGAATTGGCTTGTTCCCGTGGAATCGAGACCCGTATCTGATATAGCTTGTGACGGCCAACCAGTAGGGGTATTCAGAAATGTCCTTGATTGCGACCATGGTATTTCAATAACTAATTCTTTCGTATCTGAAATGTCCATAATGTATGTGTGCTGAATGTTGGCTTCTGGCACTGCGTTCGTGTTATTGGGATCGTATACTATTTGGAGCCTGCCTTTATGAAAGGATGAACAAACAACCTCGATCTTCAGAATGAAAGTTCCCGTCC